CGCGAGATCAACGTATGCGTGATGTGCTCTCGGTGCGTCAGGGAGATATCTCTAAGGTATACCCTGCAATGTTTTCAGAGGAATATCCAAAGCCTCTGGTTGCAAACTTCATTGACGTAGCAGCACGTGACTTAGCAGAAGCAATGGCACCACTGCCATCCTTTAACTGCTCAGCAACCAATATGGTTTCAGATGCAGCACGCAAGGCAGCAGATACTAGAACTCGTATTGCAAACTTTTATGTAACAAACTCTGACCTACAACTGCAGATGTACACAGCAGCAGACTGGTATAACACCTACGGTCTTGGTATCGGTATGGTTGAGATGGACTTTGAGGACAACAACCCTCGTATCCGTATGCTCAATCCATTCGGTACTTACCCAGAGTTAGATCGTTATGGCCGTATGTTATCTGTTACTCAGGTCATCGTTACTGATGCAGAGACATTAGCTGCACAATACCCAGAGTATTACGATTTAATCCTAGGTAAAAACCAGTACGCTCTTTCTTCTCCTTATATCTCAATGGTCAAGTACCACGACAAAGACCAAGACCTACTGTACTTACCAGAGCGTAAGAACCTTGTTCTATCACGTACACCTAACGTACTAGGTAAGCCAATGGGTTCTGTAGTTATGCGTTCATCTCTTGATGGTGAAGCACGTGGACAGTTTGATGATGTTCTATCTGTACAGTTAGCTCGTGCTCGCTTTGCAGTATTGCAGATCCAAGCCGCAGAAAAGTCTATCCAAGCACCTATTGCTATCCCACAGGATGTGCAAGAACTTGCTCTTGGTCCAGATTCAATTATGCGTTCTGCTAACCCACAAGGTATTCGTCGCGTTCCACTAGAGCTACCACCTGGAGTCTTTACAGAATCAGGCGTACTAGAGCGTGAACTACGTCTGGGTGCTCGTTACCCTGAATCTCGTTCAGGTAACATTGACGCATCAGTTGTAACAGGCCGTGGTGTACAAGCACTACAGGCTGGCTTTGATACACAAGTCAAGGCAGCGCAGGCACAGTTTGCTCGTATGTTCCAGGAACTTATCTCAGTATGCTTTGAAGCAGACGAGAAAATCTTTGGTGGTATTCCAAAGACTATCAAGGGTTCAGATGACGGAACACCTTACGTTCTAAAGTACACACCATCTCGTGACATCAAGGGTGAGTACGGCGTAGATGTACGCTACGGAATTATGTCTGGTATGGATCCTAACCGTGCCATCATTGCTTTACTACAAATGCGTTCAGACAAGCTCGTATCTCGTGACTATGTACGTCGTGAGATTCCAATGGACTTGAATGTAACTCAGGAGGAACAACGTGTTGATATCGAAGAAATGCGCGATTCTTTGCGCGTGGCTGTTGCTCAGTATGCTCAAGCCATTCCTGCCCTTGCAGCGCAAGGCCAAGACCCTAGTGAGATTATCACCCGCATTGCATCTGTTATCCAAGGTCGGCAAAAGGGCCAATCGCTAGAGAGCACAATTGAAAAAGCATTTACACCAGAACCACCTCCAACCCCGCAGATGCCACCTATGGCACCAGGTATGGAACAACAACTTCCAGCAGCAGGTGCGGCCCCCGCCCCAGCCTCAGCGCAACCTCCACAAGAACAAGGTGGTATGGCCCCTGCTGCTGGTCAAAGACCCGATATAGCCCAACTACTAGCTGGTATCACCGGCGCAGCATAATCAGAGGAGGTGTAATATGAACAGAGGATCACGTGCAGCAGCACCAATGTCGAAGCCAGTTGAAGGCAAGAAGGATACTTCCAAGCCAGCAGGACCAGGCAAGGTTGTACCATCAATGATGCCAGCAGGCCGTCGCGGCAATGCAGTAAAAAAGGGATAATAACTTTTTAATGAGAGGTGTACTGGACGATGAAAGATGATAATTACATTCCTCGTCCAGTGCGCTTACTCGATCTTGTTGTTGTCGGTGTAGGCTTTATACACAACATAGCTTCATCTATTGAAACATTAACAGGTGAACTAATGGAATTAGCAATTTATCAATCAAATCATCTTACTCAAACCAATAGGGCTTGGGAAGATATGGCAGCAGATTTAGAAAAATTAGAGGAGGAACAACAGTGAGTATGATGAATCCACTGGCTGGACCAGCAGGTCCAGGTAAATTCTCCACACGTACCGATAAGTTGGAACTAGGTTCCACAGCATACGGCGAAGGCGTTGAGACACAGGCAATTAAGTCTGGTGCTCCGCTAGCCAAAACTGGTGATGTACGCCCTGCTCGTGCAGGAGATGTACGCGAAGCTGCAACAGCAGCGCCACTAACAGGATTATTTGCAATGTCAGATGAAACACGACCAATTACTGCTGGATTAAATCGCGGTCCTGGTCCTGGTTCTGAAGCACTAATGATGAACAAGTCAGTTACAAAAACTTCAGATACTTTAGCAAAGATGTTGCCATTTGATACTGATGGTTCTATTGCCATTTTGTATCAACAGGCTGTTGCGCGAGGTGACTAATTGGCTGACAATTTAAGAGCAGCCGCTGCAGCCGCAGGTTTAACACCTGCAGAGCAGAAAGAAATGGAAGCGTTTAATAAGACGCTATCTGTTCACCGTGAACTTTCTAACCTTCCGCAAAGAGCTGCACAGCAGGCTTATGCTTCTAAGACTCCTGCACAACAAGCAGCACTTAAGCGCGTAGCAGGCGAAGAAGATCCTGTTACTAAGCCACAGCGTGGCTGGCTAGGTACTGCTTGGCACTATACAGGTGGCGCTTTACTTGCAGGTATTACTGAGGTTTCAGATCTTACAACTCGTGCATATCGCGCTGCGGTTATTCCTATCGCAGAACGTGGCGAACTTGGTTTTGCTTGGACAGAAGCTAATGACAAAGGCGATAAGGTATTTAATACAGGTCGTATTGAAAATGCTAAATCTAAGTTTGGTACAGACCGCGTAAATGTTGCAATGCGAGTTGCATCTGGTGAAAAGTTAAGTGCCATCGCTTCATCCGGTACAGACTCAGAACGTCAAATTGCAGCAATGGCTGCACAGAATAAAGATGATTTATTTCAAGATGCACTAGATGCAGCACAGGCTGCCAAGTACTCTCCAGGTCGTCAGATTGCTAATCTTATTACACCAGAACAGGTAGAAGGTTCAGGCTTTTTCTATCGCGCAGTATCTGGAACATTTGATGCAGCCTTTCGTATCCTTGCAGATCCACTACTTCTTGCTGGTAAAGCAAAGCGTGCAATAGATATCACTCGTTACTCAGTTGACGTTGTTGTTGGTGGAGATAAAGTAGCTGAAGTATTTGCACGTCCACAGGTACAGAACTTCTGGAACACATATGGTGCAGATCTTGCAGCCTACAAGAAGGCTGTTGATACTGGTGCAACAAAGGAAGCAGTTGCTATTAAGCAACGTCTTACAACTCTTGCTCCTGAGTTCGGTGATCCAGTAATTAAGTCTTTTATTAACTCAGCAGAAGATGCTGTGCCTATCACAAACGCAGATACTGCTAAGGCTTTCTTTGAGAACGCTAAGCAGCTAGAAGAGATGATGAAGGGCCAGATTGGTCGCAAGCGTGTAATGATTCCAAAACTTGGGAATCCACTTGTTCCTGGTTCTCGTGCAATGCGAGTAAAGACAGTTACTACAGCTAACAAGGTATTTAATCTTGACAGGATTGGCCCTAAGTTTGTAGATGACCTTTACTTCGGTGGAGCAGCAACTGATGACGGCATTGCAAAGGCAGTTATTGACGGTCAAGAAACTATTGTTAATAATGTCAAGGCTAATCGAAATGCTAAAGGAACAGCGCGCTTTTCTATGGCGCAGGTTCAGTACCGCATTGACCGCTTTAAGGCTAAGTTCACACAAGTACCTATGTTTGAGGATGACTTGTTTGATGTTACCTCTAAAGATGGTGCATCTAAGGTCTATCGTTACGCACGCTTGGTTCTTCCAAAGAATGAATCACGTCTTATAGCACAGGCATTTGATAATTCTGAAGTAGGACGCAAGAAGGAAATCTTTTACGGTTTACAATCAACTATCGCTGATATTCGCGGATTAAATGTAACCAAAGAAGGTAAAGTAATTGCAGATCAGTTAAAGACTTCACCTAAGCGTGAGTTTGCTGTAACAGATCCACGTACTGGATACAATCCAGCAGCTTTACCAGATGGCGAGCAGGTAGGTCTTATCTTGTCTGACCTATCAGACTATGTATCTACACTAAGCGTACGCGATATTGACCGTACAGCATCACGTTCTGGTCTTATCCAGCAGATCGCAGGACTTGCACACTCTAACTGG